TTCTTCCGATAAAAGCCGAAAATCGACCGTGTGAAGGATTGAGCTTCTGTCCGAGCTTCGTCACGTTCCTTCTGAAGATCCTCGATCGTCTCCCGATCCGCTTCAGCCTTCTTCCGGAGATCATCCGCTTCCGTCTGGATCGTCCGGATCTGATCGTCCTTCTCTTCGACCTGACGTGTCAGCTCAGCTTCCCGATCTTCAGCTTCCTTCAGTCTCTTCGCCTTCGCTTCGTTATCTTCCAGAAGAGCCGTATATTTTGCCCGGTCTTCGAGAGTCTTCTTCGCTTCGTCCTGAAGCTCAATGATCCGATCTTGTGCCTTCAGCCGTTCGTCCTGACTCTTCAGCAATTCATTTTGAGCCGTCATCAGCTGAACCCGTAACGTCTCGATCTGTTCCTTTAGACGCTGATTCTCTTCGTTCTGATCCATATTCATCAGGATGATCGGACTCTCTCTCCGTCTCTCCGTCAGAAACTTGACAGCGTATTGATCGAGATATTGCTTCCGATCTTGTTTGACGATATGATCCTTCAGCTCTTCAGCGTAACGGATCACTTGTTTCCTGACGGCTTCATAGCTGATCCCCTGATCGTCCGCATATTGTTTTAGAGTCATTAACTCCACCGGATCACCGCCTTCCCGATACAACTCAGGTTGTACAATACCTTGTGCAACGTTGCATAGCCTTCAAACCCTTGTTTTTACTGATATACAACTTTGGTTGTCACAATACCTTGCACAACGTTGTATTTCACTTCAGAGTATATCCGAAGCCCCTTCCGAAGTCAATTCTTGAACCGCTCTCAGACGGCTTCCGGATCTTCAGGCATAGAAAAACCCGAAGACCGTTACAAAACACGATCTCCGGGCTTCTGGACGGCTTCTCAGCCCCTCTCGGACTTCAGCTCCCGTTTGTACTTGTAATATGTCCCCCTTGCGACTCCCGTCAGCTTCATCACTTCCAGATCCGACAGATCCCCGTTGAAATCCTTCGACCGCTTCCGGATCACTTCCTTCGCTTCAATGGACTTCTTCGTTGTCAGCTTCGCTCCCTTCGGCTGACCGATCTGTTTCCCGTTCAGACGTGCCGTCTCGATCCCTTCCCGTGTCCTTTGGTGAAGATCTTCGACTTCCTTCTCAGCCTGATCGAAGGCAAGACGGATCTGTTCCTTCGCAAGTGATAACAGATATTTGTTGACCCCTTCCAGAATGAAATCAACGTTCGTCCCCGTCAACGGGACTCCGGTCTCCATAGCCTTCTTGTAAGTCTCCGTGTTAATGTGTGGCTCTTTCAGGAAGATCAGATTCACTCCCAGATTGAAAAGATCCTCATAAACCCGAAAACCTTCGTCAGCGTCACGGCTCATTCGTGAGACCTGATCGAAAACAACGGTGTCACCTGGCTTCAGCTGTTTGTATAACTTCGTCCAACCCGGACGATCGAGCTTCGTTCCGGTGTATTCATCCGTTACGATCACAGCGTCCGGATATTTCTCTTTCACGTTCCGGATCTGACGCTCAATAGATTGCTTCATTGTACTCACCCGGCAATAGCCGTAAACCTTTGCTTTCATGTGCTTTTCTCCCTTCGTGATATATTCAAAGTATTGATTCTGACGTTCGCCACTTTCGATACTTCAAATATACCACGATCAGGACGAAAAAGCAATAGTTTTGATACTTTTTCTTATAACGTCATTTTTGACACTTTCGGTTTAACGATCATACCTGATCCCCCTTCCGTCAAGCGTCCACGATCTCCGAGAACTGTCTCAGAGTCTCCGGATCAAAACCTTCCTCACGATAGAAATCAGCCTGATCCGTGAAGAGTCGTCTCTTTGTCAGACCGCCTTCAGTCGCTCCATACTTTGTATCATGGTCTTCTTTCGCAAGCCGGGACGCTCTTGTCGTGTCGTACTGAAGGAAGTCTTCGAGAGTGTTCTTCATGCCCGTGACGATCTCAGAAGCCCTCTGAGAACTCATTTCAGAACAAAGATGATCGAAAGAGTGCATGATCCCGTGATCGTGAGCGATTTCAGTCACGACGCTGATCGCAATCGGATTGTCCTTCACGGCTTCCGCTGTCCGCTGACACTCTTCGAGAGTGACCTTCTTCTTCATCTTCAGGACGTTCAGAAGATTGACCTGATCGTTTGTCGGTGCCGAGACGGATCTTCTCCCGATAGCGTCCATCATGCCCCCGAAGACCGTCTGAAGCCCCGGACGATATTCGTCCCGAAGAGCCTTCAGCTCAGCTTCAAAACGATCGTTTTCCTTCTTCAGATCCTCTTCGTAACCCTTTGACCCTTTGAAACGTTCGAGAGACTTCACTTTTTTGTCGTGAGCTTCCGTCAGCTCCGCTCTTTCGTCCTGAAATGCCTTCATTTTCGTGTAATATAATTCGGTGTTCTTAATCATTTTTCTGATCTACCTTCCTTAAATTTGAAATACACCGTCGATTAACTTCGTCACGATCTTCCGGAGATTGTCGATCCCATCCTTCAGATCCTCGATCTCTTCTCTCAGCTGATCGACCTCTTCCGTGTTTCCCCTATTCGGAAAAACCACGTCCGGGATATAGCTGACCGTGAAGAGTGTCCCGTGTGATTGTGTGTGATCCTTTACCAATTCGAGAGAAGCGTCTTCCATTTCTCCGAACGCTCTCAGAACTTGCCGATCCCACGTCCCCGGATCGATCGACTTCCCACAGACCGGACACGTCCGAGCCTTCCAATCGTGAAAATCGTCCCGGTGATATACGATCCAATCAGAACCGCAACCGTCACAATGAATTTTTAAGTGTCCCATGATTTCACCGTCCTTCCTTTATGCTGATATGCCTTTTCTATAAATAAGCCGATCCAGTGCATAAGAACAGCTGTCGATCGTGTGATTGTCTTTGTCCGGAAGCTCCGACGTGATCTCACCTGTCTTCCGATCGACTACATAACAATAATTTTGAAACTCCCTTGCACTCTCCGGAGTCCGCTCCGAATCGATCACTATTTTCCGGTGCTGAAGCCACTTGATCCGGTACTGAACGCAACCCGGCTCTTTGTGGCAAGCGACCGCCTTCAGACCGCAATCGCGAAGATCGACGATCGACTTCGGCTCAGCACAATCACAGACGATCAGCTGTCTTTCCTCATAGACTTCCGATCCGAGAAAAACCGATCCGGAGATCTTCCCCGTTTTGTGATAGCCCTTCTCAATGATCCGATCCGCAATCTCTTTGTTACCACAACCCCGTTTGTATATTTCATCAATGAAATAGATCGTGTCCGTCTTCCGATCGTAAGCCAACCGGACAAAAGCAAACGGATCTGACGAAAATCCGAAGTCGAGCCCCTGAAAAATATATGTCTGTCTCTGGATCTCTTCGTCGGTGATCGTCCGGATTTCCAGATTCGGGAAGACTTCCGAGCCGTTACCAACCGGAAGACCGAGAAATTCGTGTTCATAAGCCTTCGGATTGATTTCTTTCAGACGCTCAGCTTCATCGAGAAACAACTCTCCGAGCCACGACTCCGGGATCATCCGATAATCTGTCCGGACTGTCAGGGATCGATCGTCCTTCCGCTCAATGTATTGATTCACCCAATTTGCCGAGCTGATCGGGGGATTGAACGACCGGAAGACCGTGAAGGAAGATCCACCTCTCAAAACGGATTGCTGAAGATTTCTCAACTCCATTTCTCCGACGATCTCCGAAAACTCTTCGATCCATAAGATCCGGAAGAAGCCCTTCGTCGGCTTCAGGCTCTTCAGCTTCGTCGGATCGTCCAATCCTGACAACCGGATCACCTGACCCGTCTCATAAATGAATTGCAACGGGACGACGGTCGATCTCCAATGATCCGAGACTCCGAGAGTGTCGATCGCCCATTGTATTTGATTGAAGACCGATCCCCGGAGTGTGTTCGCATACTTCCGGATCACGATCGCATTACTTTGACCGCTCCGATCCTTCATGATCTGATTGACGATCTCCAATGAGATATAACTCGACTTGCCTGATCCTCGACCGCCCGGAAGATTGAAAAACGTATGATCTCCCCGATCCACGTCTTCATGAACCGGAAGGAAGCAATCAGCGATATGATCCGTTATATCGAGCCGATCGATCTCTTCCCGTAACTTCACAGAAGCCCCGTGAGACGCTTCCAGAGCGTCAATTTGACGCAATAGCTCTCTATCTGATAATCTCACCGGATCACCCCCTAAACCGTGTCAGAAACGTTTCCTGACGCGTCCTGAAGTGCTTCGAGCTTCTTCATGATGTCCGTCGTCGTTGTCCAGTCTCTCAGCTGATTCATGAGCGTCTGGATCGCATTGACTTTTGTCTGAGCTGAAGTCTCCGGATCTTCGATTATTTGCTGAAGGATCTCAACGTCCTTCGTCAAATACCCTTGCATTTTATTGACCGCTGTCTTCAGGATCGCTTCCTTCCGTTCCCGGATCACCTTCTGAAATTCGGGATCGTTCCTGATCTTGTAACACGTCTTTTTCGAGAGTCCGGTCTCCCGGATCACGTCCACCATTCGGAAATTATTGAGAAAAGCCGAAATGACTCTTTCGTCTTCCGCATAATTTTTTGCCGTTGCCATTCAATCACCGTCCTTCTGTTAGATCGTGAAGGATCTCGACCGCCTTCATCCGATCAGCTGAAGAAGCTGACGGATCATCCAGAACCCGGAGACAATTCTCTTTCATCTTCTTCCGGATCTCGATCTTCTCTCGTTCCTTCGCTCTTCGTGCTTCTTCGTGTCTCTTCCGTGTTTCCTTTGCTTTTTCAGTCGGAGTCATTTCTTTTCACCGTCCTTCCTTCGATCTTCTTCAATAAACTTCTGGACTTCTTCCTCGGATCTGAACCGCTGTCCCGTGTCGTCGTATATGCAACCGCTCCCGACGCTCTTCAGCTTCCAGACTTTGAAGCCGTCCTTCACTTTGTAAATCTTGTATTTGTTCATGATGATTTCTCCCTTCTTCACAAGTGCAACGCTCCCCCGGATCGTTGTTACTTCCGCAAAATGGACACGTTACAAAATAAGTATTTCTCACGATCTCCACCCCCGATAGATCTTCAGCCAATCTTCGAGCGTCATCGTCACCAACCACGGAGACCGATTTCTCCGGTGAAACAACGTCGGAAGACCGTCGTCAAACTTCTTCGAGTCCCTGATCGCCTGATTCATAGCTTCGAGAACGTTCAGCCGTTCGACTCTCTTCACTTCAGCGTGAACCCCGTCAACTCCCACAATGTCCGGAGTCGATCCGAAGCTGACCGCCTGACCCGGCTCAGCTGAAATCCCGTTATCATTCAAAATCTTTACAAGCTCGATCTCTCCGGATCTGCCTTTTCGCTGAGACTTCACTCCCATGATTAACACCTTCTTTCATGCTTCGGGGACTTTAGGGAGAAAAGGGACGTTTTTTCGGAGTCGTTTTCTTTTTATATAGAAAACCCCTATTTTCACCCGTTTTTATTTTTCATCTGAAAATATCTCCCTAATCTCCCCAATCTCCCTAACCCATATAAATAAAGGCTTTAACAGACTTTTGTTTCTCCCTTTTGCGTCCCTTCGTTTTCCCTGGTCTCACTTCCGATCGAACGGAGTCCAACCGTCCGGAGGCTCCGTCCACCTATTCAGGGAGATTTCCGGAGATGATTCAGGGAGATTTCTCCGGTATTCGAGACCCCTGAAGCACTCCGTCCCGTTCGTTTTGATTTCCCCGAAGCCCTTCGTCTTCATGCTTCGATAGAAATTCTGTTTCGTGAGGGACTGACGCTCCATGTCCTGACAGAACGCTTCATAGCTCCGATACAGATCGAGTTTTTTGATCCGTCCCTCGGAGACCCTGACCGTCTTCTCCGTCAAAAATGCTTCCACCGTGTCCGAGTCGCACCGGAGACGCTTCACCGCTTCGATCGACCCGGCTGACTCCGTGATCCGTCCGTTTTGGTACAGTCTTTCGAGAGCCGTCACGCTGATCCGGATGAAGTCATCGATCTCAGCTGACAGCCGATCGAAAAACTCCGGATCTTTTTTCTCCGGGACTCGATCCATTGTCAGGATCAGCAACCTTCGATAAAAGCCGTTTGTCTGTTCAGCCTTCACGATCGGAAGCTGATTCGTCGAGAATAGCAACTTCGCATAATTCCGGACGGAGATCTGATCCTTCCCCTTCGCTTCAGCTGAAAACGTGTCCTCTCCGAGTGCCTTCTTCAAAATGGACGTGTCGGACAGAGCGTCGATCTCCAGATCCGCACAGCTGTTTAACAGTTTTCCCATGAGTCCGAAAGCCTGAAATCGTTGTGTCAGCTGATTCAGGGATATATTTGACGTGTTCTCCGTTCCGATCATCTTCTCGATCATCCGGATCACGGTTGACTTCCCCGTTCCCCCTTCTCCGTTAAGGATCAGAAACTTTTGCTGACGTGTGTCCCGTGTCAGACAGAGTCCGGAGAACTGACAGAGCATTTCAATATCTTCCGGAGTGTCACAGATGAACATAAGCCATGATTGAACCATGTCACCCTTCAGCCCGGCTTCTGGATCGTAAGCGTGAGGGATCTGATTCACGGCTCTATACTTCGGATCATGAGGGATCAGCTTCTTCGTCACCGGATCATAAAAACCGTTGCGAAAATTGATCCATTCGACCGGATAGCAATTCAGATCTTCCGACTTCACCTGAAGCGAAATATCCGAAATGAAAAGATCATAGATCCGTTTGATCGTTGTCGATCGGATGAATTCCGGATAAATCAGATCCCGGATCATTGTCTTCAGCTTTGCTCCGGAGTGATCCGGACGAAATGCTCCGTCTTCGTAAATGTACGGTGTCCCACCTAAGACGAAGAGATCCTGACTATTTTTCAAATACTGAAGGATCGCATAATCGAAAACCCCGGTGATCTTCCCGGTCTGATCGTTTATCATGTGAAACTGATCGAGATTCGGTTGACCTGGCTCTTCATTCGGATCTTCCCTCAGTAACGCTTCCAGATCCTCGACCGTGTGATCTTTGAAGAAATCCGAAATGTCCCCGTGTTCGAGATCCGGAGTCGGTGTCACGATCCTGACTGACTTCGCCACGCTCCGGAGATCCGTCTCGATCTTCCTTGCTGACTTCCGTCCCGGATCGTCATTGTCCGCAAGGATCACCACGTCCGCACCCTTAAACAACGTTGCACAACCTGAGACCCAATCTCCGGAAGCTCCGCAAGTGACCCCCGTCAGACCGTGAAATTCGACCGTTTTCACGTCCTTTTCACCTTCGCAATAGAAAACCCTTTGCCCGTCCCCGATCGCCTTCTGAAGCCCCTTCAGGCTCTTACAATAGACAGCCGGGATCGCCTTTCGGCTCTTCCCGTTCAGACCATAATTGAAACGGTCTCCGTCCATGATCCCATAAAGAAACTTTTTCCCGGATAATCGGAGACGTGTGAAAGCATAATCACCGTTAAGATCAACGTATCTGTAAACGTCTTCGATCTTTCGCTTCTCCCGTCCTTCAACGTAGGATCTCCACCTCTCCCCGGTGTTCTGTATCGGATCGTCATCGAAGAGATCTGTCATCTTCAGACCGACCGCTTCCAAAATGTCAGCCGTCTCACATTTTGCGTGACAATGAAGGACTGTCCCCTTGTCTCCCTTCGAGATTGTCAGAGACGCTTCTTTGTCGTTGTGTGCCGGACAGATACATTGAGCCTTGTCCCCGTATTTTCTTTCAATTGTGAAGTGGGACAAAACCTCATCGTATGTCATCCGACTCAACTCCCTTCGTTAATTTCTCAATCGCTCCCATAATCCGGACTTTGTTGTCCGTTGTGAGTGTGTCTTTCATGAGCCGGGACAGCCACTCCGGAGTTATGTTCAATTCGTCCGCTATGTCCTTATACTTCAGCCCGGTCTCAGAAACTAACATTCTAATATCGAGATTCTTCAAAGCTCTTTAACTCCCTTCTTTAAGTCTTGACTTTGTTCAATTCTTATTGTACAATTAAAGCATTAAGAATACAAGCAAAAAGTTAATTTTAAGTCACACTTTATTAACTCTATACTTGTTAACATTAAGAATGAGAGGAATTCAAAATGAGCCGAAAGAAAACAGAAATTAACCCGATCAGAGCCGAAAGAGTTAAGAAGCTGATCGAGCGTGAAGGGATCAGTCAGATCGACTTCGCAAACCGGATCTTTCAGACACAGCAAAACGTCTCCCGGATCATCAACCTGAAGACCGCTCTCACCGAAGAGACCGCCCGTGATATTGTCACGGCTTTTCCGGAGTATCGGATCGAGTGGCTTCTCGGATATGATGACGCTATGACAACGGCTGAGCAATTCTCGAACGCAATCCAGACGATGAACGAAGAAGGCGAACTTCTACACCGGGGATTTATGTCTTTCGCTAAACTATCCGGCTTCAATGTGGACGTTGCTCCGATAGCCGGGAACAAAACTCTCGAAGAGACGTTTCAAAACATGAAAGAACATTGTACAATCACCCGTGACGGGAAATCGGTTACCCTCTCATTGTCAGAGCTGAACGCTTTTGAGAATGAACTTTGTGACTATATCGAGTTTCGTCTTCTCCATATGATGAAATAGCGTCAATTCTGACGGTCGTCAGATTCAGTACAAACAAAAAGGACAGCCCGATCAGCTGTCCTTCCTTTTTGATAATATTTCCATGATCTCCAATGTCTCCCGGTGTCGTGTCGCTTCGATTTGATCCACCGGAAGACCGCTCTCGAAATCTCCGTGATATATGTGAAGCATTTCATGAACGAAGCTCCCGACCGTCTCCGGATCATCTCGATCCCCGTTAAGAAGAACGACGAAACGATCCTTCTCTTTCATAACCGTCGCCCCTCTGTTCCTGTACGGAAGATTTTCCGTCACGATCCTGATTGTTATTGTCCGATCCATGTCTTCCCCCTTCTCTTTGCGTTTTTTGGAGTCCGTGACCCTATAATTCTACATTGACGACCCTGAAAACGGCTCTCAGAGCGTCTCCCAATGCCGATAGACCGTCGATCGACCGATCTTCAGATCCTTCACGGCTTCCCCCGGAGTCCCTTCAGGATGATCCGCTCTCCACTTCTGGACGATCTCTCTCTTCGACTTCCGTCCGTTGTGAGCGTCCCACGCTTCGCCCCGTCTCTTTGATCTTATGTCACGGATCGCCCGGGCTTCTTCCAGATGATCCGCTTGTTTCTGTCCGTTCCGTTTGTTTGCCCTGATCCTGATCCCGGATCTGTTCTCGACGGAGTTTCGGGGATATGTGATCCACTTCTCGTTGAAGGCTTCCAGAGCGTCCAGAACGTCCCCCGTCGTGAAATGATTGTCTTCGTCGTTCGTCAGACTCTCCATGTGATCCAGAAGCCCGAAAGCGTCCTCTCTCAGCTCTTCTTCCGTGACCGGATCGGGATTGTGTTTCGGATCATACATCGAGCATTTCCGAGCGTAAACCGCTAACATCATCATGCAATAGTAACGATGACCGACGACCGCTCCCTTCTGGATCTCTTCCTTCCACCATTCATAGACGTTCCGGGAGACGTGCCACGTCCCTTTTGGATCTCCCCGTCTGATCCGTCGCTCATACCAATCCGGATATAACTCTTTCGCCTTCGCAAGCGTCAGATCCTTCTTCTTCACAAACTGATTTTCTTCCAACCGCTCCCGGCTCTTCCGGAAGCCTTCTGTATATCTCAGAAGCTCCCCGATCGAGATCCGATCTCCCGTTAAAAAAGCTCTTGCCCGGTCTCCCTTCTTTGTGATCGTCCCCGGCACTCTGAACCCCTGATAGATCCCCTCTTGTTGTATGTCCTTCACGGACTCAATATCGACTATGGTATCATGCCATATTAACGAAGTCAGATCCCGTTTGAGATCCTGAAGCCTTCTCGACGTGTCTTTGAACATAGCGACCGGATCAGTCAGAACATAATACAAGTGAAGCCCCGTCCCACTCGAAACGATGAACGTCGGCTTCGGGATTCGATCAGCCGTCTCAATGTGATTATTCCAGAGCGTCCGAAGACCGATCGGATCGTCCCCCTTCATCTTCAGCCGATCCAGATCCACAGCGAACGCATACAAAAACCGAGCGTGATCCGCTGTCCGATTCTTCCCGGCATAGCTGATCGGACTCATGAGACAAAAATCATCCGTCTGACAGACCTGATCAATCACGTCCAGATCATCCGTGACAATGAACCTCTTCACGAACGGAGACCCGTCTTCCTTCTTCTTATTCGTCACGGAGATCACGATCCCGTTATACCCCCCTTTGACCTGAACCCCCTTCTTCTCGAACGATCCAACCGGGAAGATCTCCCGATAAAACTCTTTCGGCTCTACTTCATCGAAGAACTGACTCAGCCACTCTGTCATTGTGTTCATAGTCTCACACCCCTTCAAGATATAGTGTCTTATACGGCGTTATATTATCAATATGTTTTTGGGACACTTCCCGGATATTATAAGCGGATCGATCCTGACTGTCAATCCGCTTAGATTGTGACCCTCTCAAACGCTCTCAGAGCCTTCAGGATTGCTTTGATCGTCCTTCGGCTTGTATTTATCAGCGTATATGTCAACGTCGTAATATAAGCCCGGAAAATAGCCCCTGATCCGTCTCGTGACGACATTATCCTTCTTTCGGGATTGATACTCTCCCTTGTCGTCCGTGATCCTGAAATAGTGTCCTTCCGTCTCTCCCTGACGCTCCCGGATCACCGGATAGATCACTTCGTTGATAAACTTCTCGATTTCGTCCTTCGTACCTTTGAAAATCAGATCCATGATGACAGCCCCCTTCAGGATATACCCCTCAGACCGTCAGAAACACCCTGAGAGCCGTTTTTCTTGCGTCGTTGATAGTTTCTTTACTTCTTCCGATAAAAGCCGAAAATCGACCGTGTGAAGGATTGAGCTTCTGTCCGAGCTTCGTCACGTTCCTTCTGAAGATCCTCGATCGTCTCCCGATCCGCTTCAGCCTTCTTCCGGAGATCATCCG